GTGCAACCTGGTTCGCTGTCGGTGCTCGGTGCTGTGGTGCTGCCACCAGAGGCGGTTGGCCCTAGGGATGGGGGCGCAAGGGGGCTGTTGATGCCGGACGCGGCATCGGCAGCCCTGGCTGGATTTCGTGCGTAGCGGGGGGAACCCGCGCGCACTTGAGCCCTTCTGGTTCCTCCGGTTTGGGCCCGCGGCTTGTCGACTACCTTGGATGCTTAGACGACGTGGACTGGTTACCCAGTTCGCGTCAGGCTGCCAAGGACGTCGGTGATCTGCGGGCTCGAATCGTGGGGGACGAGTGGGGCGACAAGGACTGGAACGAATCCTGGTTCCAGGGCTTGCAAAAGAAGTACAGGCCGACGAAGAGCTATGCTTGGCTTAGCAACATCGCGAAAGGTATTCCGCGAGAGCAGATTGGACTAGCCCTCAGTCTGCTTGATGACCGGGATGCCAAATGGGTTGTTGGAGTCTGGCATTGGCTTGGGTTGGAAAAGTGCTCCAATGGGGCACTGTTCTACGCGCTAAAGGAGGTGAGTGAAGTTGCTAAGCATCACGGTGCGCTTGCGTTTCCTGGCAAGTGGCAGCTACTCATCGACTGGCAGCTCTACTTTGGCGCGGAGCCCTCAGACGGGCTCGCTGAGCAAAAGGCATCCTTCAGAGAACTCGTGAGGGACTGGACGTACACTGCGAAGGCAGAGGACGCGCCCGGTTCCTTACGTGAGAGAGTGATCATGGAGGGGCTGGACCAGCTGGAACGAAAGCTGTCCTCACCCGCCGGAAAGGGCCCCTCATTACGGGCCTGGATTAGGCGACCGAGCGACTGGCTCGCGAATGGCTCGTCGACGAGCAGGCGGCTAAAGGGATCGCGCGGAACCAAGTTCAGCACGTACCTTGCCAGCAACGTAGGTATGCTCGAGTCGGATCTACACGACACGAGTGATCCCGAGTACCAGATCTTCGACAAAAGAGAGAAGGGCAAGCACCGCAACTTGGTGTCCTCTCCTTGGTCTTTGTACTTGCAAATGGCGTTCGTTGGTGCTGATGGCATGAAGCGGTTGTTGAAGGAGATACCTACAAGCCTGAGTCCGGACTTCGGTCTGGACGATTGGATGCGGTGGCGCGACGCCATGAACAGACGGATCGCTGTTCCTATCGACCAAAGCAAGTTTGACCATGTCCCCAGTGGCCGCGTGTTGGAACGAGCATTCGAGGTGATCTGCAAGGTGAGCGTTCACCCGATGGACACGGAGAGGCTGGATGTCGCGAAGATACTTCTCGACCGGCTGAAGCGTGGGCACGTCACGTACGACGGCGAAACTTGGCAGCACTTGCGAGGCGTGCTGTCGGGCTGGTTCTGGACATCTCTG